GCCATGTTCTTCGTCCTTAAACGAAAAAACCGCCCGAAGGCGGTCTATTCAATAGCGCGAGTGCTTATGCCCTGCGCCTGAATCGGTCAATCAGCGAAGGGGCTTCCTCGCGCTGCATTTGTCGGCGGGCTGCGTCTTCGCCTTCAGCCATCCACACCACAAAACGGCGCCGGGTGGCCCGAATGGCTTGGAGGCTCAAGGCAAGCGCTTGGAGCTTTTCCTTGTCGTTGGCATCACATGCGGCGATGCGCTCAATTGCGCCCTTTTCCATCCCATCGAATGCCTCAACAAAGAGGGGGTCTTCGATGATCTGCTGTGCGCGTGTGGCTCGAAAGATTTGCTCGTCGCTCATTGCATGCCCATGATCTGAGGTTGAGGCTGGTAAGCCGCCTTGATTTCAGCGATGTGCAGGTCTGTTTCTGCTTTGAGTTGGGCCTTGTAGCGCTCAATCTCGCCTTGCATGTCGGCCTTGTACTTCTCAAGCTGCATTTGCTGCTCGGCCTTTTGCTGCTCGGCCTGCATCTGCATCTGTTGAGGGGTTGGGCCTTGTGGCTGCTGCTGTTGCAGCGTGTCAGGGTCGGTCCATGCAAAGGCCGGGTCTTTGATGCCCGCAAGCTCGGCCATCTTCGATTGCACGTTGTAGAGGTTCTTCATGGTCAAAACCTTGCCCAACCCACCGGCTTGGACTGCCGCAGCCTGGTTCTGAGAAATCGCCATGAGGTGCTGGGCCTGCTGATCCTTGTCAACCACACCAAGACCCACATTCACCGACAGGTCGTATTCATCGGCCCATTCACGCGGGTCAACCTCCACGAAATCACCGCCGGTCACCTGAACCGTGAAGGCCTCTGTGGCATGCTGGCTCAGCAACTTTGCAATTCCTCTCAAGCATGGCTTCAGGCACATCTCTCCAAAGATGCGCGCCATCATCTTGATGCGCTGCTGGCTCATGTTTGTGATGATGCCAATGCCACGCGCAGTCTGATTAAGGCTTTGAGCGTCAAGACCCTGGGCGTAGCGCGTGAAGCCGGTCGTGTTTTCCTCGTTGGCCTGCTCAAGCTCAATCAATGGCAAGGTGTGCTGAGCGACGAACGGAATGGCGAAGACTTCAGCAGCCCCCGCAGGCGCACGCACAGGGCGCCCAATCTCGGGGTTGTAGAAGTCCTCGATGTTCACCCGTGAATCACTGTCGTCAACCCGGATCATTGGGTTGTTCGCCATGTACACATTGTCGAACACCTGGCGCTTGAGGGTTGACAGCGATTCCTGCGCATCGCAGGCATCATCAGCCGGACACCGGCCCATGAACTCGTGGGGCTGCACGTTGGGCGTCCAGGCGCTCAGGTTGATCTCGTCGACGATTTCATTCTCAAGGATCACATCACCAGCCCGCACGATTCGGCGAAGCTCAACAATGCCATCACCGTCGAAGTCCATTTCGCGCCAGTGCGTGCGAAGCTCGACCGTGCCCATGATGTCGCTCATGGCGTCGTCAGAACGGCGTTGCACTTGGTTGTCGCTGAACGTGCGGAAGAACTGCAAGCCCTCGACAATTTCAGCGTCATAGCCGCACTTGATCAGCTCATCCTTGGTCTTGTCGCAGCGCCAAATGACAACCGGCGCTTTTTGGATGTCCTGCGAGCGCGCTCGGCCACACACCATGATTTCCTCGGGTGGCACCGACTCAACAACCGCTTGGCCCTTCTCCTTGATGATGTTTAAGGTGATGTCAAGTGTTCCGTCTTCGTTCTGTGTCTGGCTCACAATCTGAGCCTCTGGCATGTCCATCGCCAGGATGTACAGACCTTCAGGGCTCATGCGCTGATAGCGCTCCTGCGTCATGCGGCGCGTCTTTTCCCACCGCCATGTCAAAAAGCCAGCCTTGAGCCACACGCCGTCCTTGATGGCCTCGACCAAGTTCAGGAACCCGCCGTTTTGGACATAAAACACGTAGTTCACCAACGTGTTTTGCTGCTTGGCCTGCTCGATGGATTCGCGCTTTTTGGGCGTGAACTCAATCGCCTTGTCTGTGCTGACGTAGATGTCTGCGATGGCCGTGCTGATGCCCTCAACCACCTTGTACACCTCGGGGCTGATCACCTTGGACCTACCTGGGCGCTCGTCCCCCATGGGGCGGCGCAGGTAGTAGTCAAGCGCCTTCGCACGCTCAGGGCCGATCACCTCATCGGTGTAGTGCTGCGCGTCTGCATAGTCGTCATCCAGCAGGCGCAACAGTTCGGCGTCGTCCATGGCTTCAGGCACTGAAAACCTCGATGCTGTCGCCATTGCGTGCGAGCGTGAACAAGCGACCGTCTGCGGCCTTGACATCGCAGCCGCTCAGCGTGAACAGGCAGCCAAGCTCAGACTGCAAACGCATCTTCAGGTCGCCGGGGAACTGCTCACCGAATGCCACCTCGCCAGCGGCCAAGGCTTCAGGCAGCGCGAATGAAAAAACCGGCGCTGATTGCTCAGTCACCGGCTCTTGCTTCGCTGGCCTGCCGCGCTTCTTCGGCTCTTGCGTGTCGTTCATCGAATCCATGATGTGTTTGCCTTTGGTTGCGGCCTGTAAGTTTTCGGGGGCTGGTGAACAACACACCCAAGCCCAAAAGAATCCGCGCCATGTGACGCCCAATCGTGCTCAGGGCCTAGGCCAATGCCTCGGGCCTCGTCGCGTTTCTCGTGATACCAACCCAGCGCGTCCAATCCAGCCGCGCACCCTTCAGCGTCAAACCACATCGAAGGGAACAGCCGCCGCGCTTCTTCAATCCGCGCTTTTGCTGCGCCCTTGCCCTGGGTGGGCACAACCGTTACCGCATAGCCCACAGCCTTCAGGGCGGACTCGTACGAAACGTCATGCACCCTGTCTTGTGTCGCCCCGTCATGAGGCAACCAAATCTGCGCTTTGTCAGGCGTGTAGCCCTGCTCTCTCAGCCATCCAATGTGAGAGGCGAGAGGCTGGCCCACCGCCTCGTAATACTTGAGCCATCGAATCTCAAGCCCGATGAACTGCGCAGCCCAGAACGTGAAAGCGTCGGCCTTTGCGCCAGTGCCACCAATGTCGGCGAACAAGCGAATCGTCATCAGCGGGTCAGCAGGAACCCGGCCAATGCGGCCAGCCGTGCGAGCCTCAATCAGATGCTTGGCGAAGTAAGCACCCTCAAGCGCCGATGCGTACTCGCCATCCCACACATGCGGGTACTGGTCGGGCGTATCACTCAAGCACCTGAGCCTCTTTCGCTCCAGGTTGGCAGGGAATCTCGGGTTGTCCGTCCAGTTGCAGCGGGCGATCTTCACAAGCGGGTCACCGCTGAAGCGGAAACGCTTTTCAACCGCCGCCGCCTTGCGCTTAGGGTTCCATGTCACCCACAGTTCAGCAGACCAACCATCACCCTCTTCACGCAAGGTGGGCTCAAGAATCGACCACGCCTCGTCCGTAACAGGCTCGGCCTCGTCAACCCAGCAAAGAAGAATCCGGCCCTTCGACTTGATCGAACCAATGTTGCGATCCAAGCCAGCGAAGGCGAACGAGATAAGCCCATCCTTACTCTTGATGTACTTGTCGCCCAGCTCGTAGTAATCGAGCAAGAAGGGCTCGTCTTCAATGGCCCGCTTGCATTCCTCTAGGGACGAATCCTCTAGAGAGTTCATGAACTGGCGGGCGCAGAGAACAATCCCCTTGGTCCCGGCCTTGCCGTGGATGTAGCCCTGCACCGCTGCCATCTTGGCGAAGCTGCGCGTCTTGCCCGAACCCCGCCCACCATACGCCCCACGGACATCAGCACGCCCCTGAAAGACTGGGATGAGCTTAGGAACGATCTGGACTTGAACCGCTGTCATTCGTCAATGGAACAAGTTCAATGCGCGTGATGGTTTCAACCGCCCCGCCGTTCTTGCCGGTCAACTCGACCTTGCTGGAATCGCTCCAGTCATCTTTGAAGCGAGCGCCCATGTTCTTGGCCCACACAGAGCCATTGAACCCGGGCATGAACAAACCAGCCTGCCCCTGGTCTTCCCACCAGGCTTGGCACAGAGCCCGTGCACGCGTTAGAGCGTCGGAAAATTCTGGGTGGACCTTCTCCCACTCGTACACCGTGTCTCGGTTGACATCGAGATTTGCGGCCATCCATGTGAGGGACTTTCCCTGACGCCCCCACTCAATGACCTGCTCGCAATATGCGGGGTCGTAGCTGGATGGTCGGGCCATGGTTGCGAATCCCTCGGGTTGTTCGCTGAATTGGTGCTGGGCGCATGTCCAATGAGTGCGCGAGGCATTGGGTGGATGGACAGGCCCAGCGTGGAAATGAGAAAAGCCCCGGGCATTGCTGCTGCGGGGCTTGACTGCGGGAACCGTTTGGGCACGGCTCCGCGACGGAATGAAGACTACACCTTGTAAATGAGCTTGTCAAGCTGCCATTCGTGGAACCTGCTCGGGCGCTTCGGCGTGAACTTTTCGGGTTTTGCCATAGCCCTACGACGCTGCCGCATTGATTTTCCGCACACCCGCTTCTTGACCCTTGCGCCTGTTGGGACGTAGAACAATGGTGATGTTGTTGGGGCGATCCGATAAATCACCTCTATCAGATCTTCTCGGGGGGTCATTGCTTGCTCCTTTTCGCAATCATCACATCAACCCTGCCGCCTGCAACCTGCGTGCGAGTTGGTTTCGCGCCTCTTGGCGGATCACAGAGCGCTCTACGGGGCACAGCGGGAGGCGGGCACTGACCCACGCACGCACCCCGGTAGCGATGTTGCGGCCCTCAATGCGTAGGCATGTGCGGTGCGGGTCTTGCATCTGGTCAACGACAGCAGAGACAGCCGCGCCCAACTCCGCATCACGGTCTGAGTCGCTGGCCCCGTTTGTGTCGTCATGTTGCCTCGATGGCCTGTAGTAGGAGCATCCGGCTGCGTTGGATGGGTAGCCCTGCCCCACCCTCTCGGCTGATGCGTACTCGTGCATGAGCCGCAAGAGGCTGTCTAGGGTGGCGTCTAGGATTTGCTCTGCTTGGTCCATGTGTCTCCTTCAGATAGCCAACATCTCAACGCGCCGCACTGCATTGACTGCACGAACAGCGCCCTCTAAATCCGTCACGATTGCCACCGGCCCGCCAGTCCATGATCGGTGCCAAGCCTCTTGGTCTGGTGTCAGGCGTCGTGCGCTGGGTGGTTTGGTGCCGTCCTTGACCTCGACCAGCAGCGTGACGCCATGAGCACCCACCAACAGATCGGGGCAACCGTCGCCCACTGAGTGCAAGTGCTGAACAGTGCAGCCCATTTGACGCAGTGCCTTGACGATGGCGGTTTGGTTCGCGTCGATCTTTGCTGCTCGCCTCATGCCATCAACTCCCGCACGGTGTCATTCAGGGCGGATAGCTCGGTGGTCTTGGTGACCAGCCACATTCGGCGCTGTCCGTGCAGGCCGTTGTGTGCGCCACGGTGGCAGTCAGCACAGAGAGGCACGGACGTGAACCACTGCCCCTGCTCTATCTCGTGGCACTCGCTGGGGCCGGGGGCATCGCAGACGCGGCAACGCATGGCCTTGATACGCTCGATGTGCGCTTTCTCGGCTTTGGTGGGGGCGGGCTTGTTCTTAGATTGCATCAGTCGTCCAACCCTTTCAGCACGTTCGCGGCCTGCTCCAACCGGGTTTTGAGTGTCACCAGTTCGCCCAGCGTTTCACCATAGACCCGCATGTGATGGCTGATCTTTTCGCGCAGCAGTTCGTTTTCGCGCTCTAGGCGGTCGATCTTGCGTTGGGCTGCTGCTGGTAGTGGCTTGGTGCTCATGCCGCCATCTCTTCGGGGCAAGTGAAGCGCACACCCCTCTGCGCCCCAAATGCCTGAATCAACTCCATGAGGTCAGACATCTCGCGAACGGTCATCTTGGAGGTGGACAAGCCCAGCACGACGAATGAGCCATCGAGGCCGGGCACAACGTCTTGCCGCTTCAGGCTTGCGCTGAAAACGTGCTTCCATTCCTCTGGCGTGAGCTTGCGGCCATGCCACACGACTTGCTTGGACACGTCACCCAGCATCGCCCACATGCGCGAATTCTGCTCATTGCTGCGGGTGGCCTCTTTCACCTCGACGGTGTAGCGGGCTCCGGTCATGAGCAAGGGCTTGAGGTGTTCGTAGACGCCGCGCAAGATGGTGTGCGCCTGCTGTGCGTTGTATAGGGTGTGCTTCATTGCCTGTCGTCCATGTAGCTCGGGCAGAAAAACGTGATGACAGCCGGGGGCGCCATGTGCGCCTGACGCGGGTGGTCAGATGGCGGGGCAGTGCGGCGCAGGCACGTTTCACATTCCTCGTACCATCCTTCGGCATCTGAGCCAATGCCAGCACAGCGGGCAACGTCGCCGGGTAGGGTGCGCTTCATGTCTTCACCCTCCCCGCCGTCCAGATCCGCACAATCGCGGCCTCAAGCTCTTTGCGTGCTGGTGTGCCGCGCTTCTTCTCGATGTCCTCAAGGTGCGACTTGCGCAGGTTGAAATCGAGGCGCAGGATTGCCTTTGCTTCGCACTCAAGGCGCCATTCAGGGCTACTGCTATCCACTACAGTGCCGTCGCTCAGGGTTGCGGTGGTCATGCGGCCTCCACATCTGCTGCGCTGATCTGCCCTGATGTCAGAGCCATAGCGACAGCGTGGGTTGCGTTCTTGGCGCCCATTCGGTGGCAGGCGTTAAAAATGTGATCCTTCACGGTCCACGGGCTCAGGCCAAGGTGTGCTGCTGCTTCTTTTGCTCGCATGCCTTTTGCAATGAGGGCCAGGGCTTGGAGTTGGGCTGGGGTGGCGGTTGTCATACCTCGATCCCTTCCAGCAGTCCCGCACGCTCGGCACGCAGGCACATCGTGGTTTGGTTGTAGCAGCCCATTTTTGTGAAAATCTTGCGAAGGTAGTCCCGGACCGTGTGAACGCTCAGGTTCACGACCGCGCCCGCTCCAATCGAATCGCGCCCCTCTGAAATGGCTTGAATGATTCGCACCTCCATCTCATTGAGACCATAGACGTGATCGACGATGGGGTGATGCTTGCTCATGACGCCACCTCGAAAATAGAACGTGGACCCGTGACAACTGGCGTCGCCCACTGACCAGGCTGAAGCCAGATTTGCCGAACGGGCACGGGGTCGGGCTGCTCGTCGAGGTGCTTTTGCATCCCCGCACTGATCGCAAGGTTGCGGCGCATCTTGTCCTCAAGCGTCATCACCGGAGCCTTGAGCCTAAGCACTGAGGCGCGGTTGATGATGGCGTTGCGGGAGCGATACCAAAGGATGTCCTTCACGCCTTCGGTTCCCAAAACGGGGTACACAGTGCGCATGATTTCGTCGTCGTTGGTCCAGTCGGGTGCGCGGGTCATGCCAGATCCCCCGTGATGCGAAGTGCCCATGTGATGCGATCGGTGTTCATGCTTCAACGCTTTCAAACATCATTGGCTTGGCGCCGGTAGCCCACGAAGCCGAACGGGGCATGTAGCCCTCCCAGAAGCCCCAGGAACGCATGTTCTTTAGTTGCCAAGGGTGTGGCATGGCCCGGATCAATCCGGCGCTCTTGTCGTGGAATCGTTGGGTTTCGCCCTCGGCAAAGCCAATGGCGTACTGGTGGTCGATGTCACTGGTGCTCATTTGCTGTTTGCTCCTGTGCTTTTCTGGCTCGACGCTCTGCAAGCGTTTTCTGCCAGGCCTCGTCTGCCTCCCTGAGTGCCCGTGCTGTTTCGGCTGGGCTTGGGATGGAACTGCTTTGAGGTGCTAGCTGTGGAGAACCCCGCGCCCTGTGGAAAACTTGGGCGCCGGGGGCGTGTTGCTGCCAATCCCACCCGGCTTTGAAGCCTTGCCAGTTGGCAATGACGCAGATGTGCACCGCCTGGGCCAGAGGAATGCCCGCCTTCTCGACTTCGGCCTTGAAGGCGTCCCATGCAACCTGCGTCAGCGTCTTTGCACCCTTGTCCTTGCGCACCTTGAACCATGCGGCTGCGTGGCCGTGGTCAATGCCTTGTTCGACAAGATCGCCAAGGCTGAGACATGGCACGGCGACAGCCGGGGGCTTGCGCGGAGCGCGAGCGGGCTTTGCGGGCTCTCCCCCTTCAGACGGAGACGGAGACGGAGACGGAGACGGAGACGGAGACGGAGACGGAGACGGAGACGGAGACGGAGACGGAGACGGAGACGGAGACGGAGACGGAGACGGAGACGGAGACGGAGACGGAGACGGAGCACTGCTAGTTTCTGCTGCGTGCATGCTGCTAGCAGACTCTGTGCATGCTTGGTCGTTGCTGTCGTCATGCTTGCCGCTTGTTTCGGCCTTGCTTGGCGCATGCTTGGCGGCGTATTCAGGCATCAACTTAGCAGCCTCGGTGCGTCCGTGGTGCTTGATCAGTGCATTCCATTTGGCCTTCTCGCTGCGCATGTCAGCACCAGCGGCCCATGGGTTGTGCTCATGCCAGTCGTGCATGACGTAATGGCCGTCAGCGCCATCAAGAAAGCGAACGTCCACCAGGGCAGCGACAAACACGCCATCCTCACCAGACCAATCGGCGGCAAGCTCGATGTCTTCGGTTGACATTCCTGTCAAGTCACCGTCGCTACGGTCTGAGGCCACCCACAGAATCAGGCACACGAGGTTCCATGCGGCTGATTGACCGAGACGCTTGATGAGCTTCTTGGTCTTGGGGTGCTTGGGCAGACCTACAGCGATGCGGGCATCAGTCGCCATCAGCCACCCCTTGCCGTCTTAGCCACGCGGTACACCACATGACGGCCCTTGCGCTTGGATGTGTCCAGCACCTCACCGGGGGCCAGGCACTCGCGCACGCGCTTCCAAGGGCACACGCTGATGCCTGTCTGGATCATCTCCAAGGTGGTCATGCCGCGCTTCTTGAGCATGGCAATGAGTTGGTCGCCTTGGCGCTTGTAGGTGTCTTGCTTGCTCATGCCTTCACTCCATTGCAAAAAGAGTTGCCCCCGCGAATGGCGTCTTCGCGGCTCGGCTGCTTTTCAGCGATGCGGGCCTGTGGGTTCTTGGGCAGGGGGACGATGACGGGGCGGCGCCAGGTCTTGGCGGGGGCGGGGGTGAGCTGGCTCACGTAGTGGGGGCTGAATGGGTTGCTCATGGCGGGCCTCACTTCACAAGGGCTGCAAGTTCTTTCAGCAGCCAGACCTTGGGGGCGAACCAGACAAGTGCAGCGGATTGAATCGCAGCCATTTCGCAGCAGAACAGAATGACTGCGGCCATTGATCCAACCACTGCTGCTGCTGTGCGTGTTTCTTCCCAATCTCCCTCGCTGTAGCACCTCGTCTTGATTGCCGTGTGATTCAAGAATCCCTTGCGCACAGCGACGTAAACAGCACCCGCAAACATGGCCCCAAGAACAACCACATCCAGCGTGGCAGTAACTCGGCCATACACCACGTAGCTCTGAGCTACATCCGGCAACTGGCCCAACGCAAAATCGCTGGCCTTGCCAACTGCACCTTGAATGCTGGTGATGACTTCCACCAACTTGCCTTGAAGTTCTTCGCTCATCTCTTGTGCTCCTTCGTTAAGCGGCCAAACGGGCCTGCATCTCTTCAAGGCATGTCGTCTTTGCCTTGCGGTTGAAAAACTGTGTGAGGCCGCGCCAGCCTGTGAAGGACTCGAAAGCGGCCACGAAGTCGTTAGGCAGATCCATCGGGGCCTTGCTGTTGCCTTTGAGGCAGCGCGACAGATGGGGGCCGTGCATCTCAAGCTCATAGATCTGCTTGCAGTGCGAACGGAAAAGAACTTGCGTTCCATCGTTCTGCTTCTTGACTTGGTGATAGCGCTGGTGATCCCAGCACCACACGACAGCCTCGCGCCATGAGCCCCAAGACTTCACAACGGACTCGTCAACCCAATTGGCTTGGGTTAAGACGTAGGGGATGAAGATTTCGGTCTGTTGCATATGCACGCTCATAGCGAGAACTCATCAAAGAGGGCAGACTTTCAGGATGACTTTCAGGTTGAAGCGGGACAAAACTTCAACCATGCAAACGATCAAACCCAACCCCAATGACGCATGGGCCGCCGCCAAGCTGGCCCGGCTGCTCAGGCGCTGCAAGAAGCGCGTAGCCGTGGCCATGAAGGCGCTGCAATTCATCGAGGAGGACTGGCTGTGAGAAAGAGCCGCGCACACAGTCGAGACAAACGTCTGATTCGCCCAGGGAGGAAAACGAATCAAGCTGGCGGGGGCCACTGTCTTGACGCTCAGGTGTGCGCGGCGAAATGGCGAGCACCCACCGCGTGCTTGTTCACGGCGACTCTTGCGGAGTGCGGGGGCGCTCATAGATCAGCGTTCGTCGCGGGTGGTGGTCTTGCCGGAGCTGTGAGCCCCAAGCTCAGACACACCAATGCCAGACACGCCAATGAACTCCTGGCCTGTCTTGGTGTCGGTGATGATGTAAACGCCGCGCTCATTGCTGTAGGCAAGCGTGTCGCGGAACACATCAATGCGCGTGACGGTGATGCGCTTTTGCTGGACGGGCTTTTGTTCTTGGGCGGTCAACTCCTGAACGATTGGCTCGTCAGGGGTGCGCACGCCACAACCAGAAAGCAAGGCAGCGCAAATGGCGAAGTATTTGATTTGCATGTGAACCTCTCAGGCTTCGGCGCTGTAGATCAGCACACAAGCGGCAATGACGGCATTGATGACAAGGCCGGATGCAATGCAAGCGATGGCAAATGTCATTGCTCACTCCCTCTCGTTGTCGCCAAGCAGCACGTCACAGACGAGCCAGTTGACGAAGTACGCAGCGCCAAAGGCAAGCGCGAGGATCAGCAAGAGACACAGGAAGTCGGTGAAGAGCTTCATGGGTCAGGCTTTCGATTTGGGCATGTGCGGGAACAGGCAACGCACGGTCTCAAGTCGCGGGTCTTTGGTCTCGCCCCGGCGAATCTTCAGCAGCGTTGTGAATGGCACGCCAGCCGTGTCGGCCAGCGCCTGAAACTGAGGCGCGTCAAGACCAGCGAGCCAGGCCCGGATCTGTTCGACGGAGGGGATTTGTGTGTCCATGGCTGATATCGTACCGCTTTCGGTACACCAGTGTCAACCACTTTCGGTATGGGATAGCGCGTACCGTATTCGGATGACCGAAAATACCCAACCGAACGTTTTGTGGGCCAACATCTGCGCCTTGCTGCGCATGGTTGACCCGTCTATTGACAAGGTGAGGGCCAAGCTCAAGGTCGGGCGCGGGACCGTCCAGCGAATACGCGACGGAGACACCGGAATCAGGGTGGGAACGCTTGAGGTAATCGCCAAAGCCTGCGGGGTCGAGGCGTGGCAACTGCTGATCCCGGGCATAGGGCCGGGGAACGTCCCAAGGATCGCCACACAACAGGATGAGAGAGCGCCAAAGGTGCCACTGTCTGACGAGGTGGTGAAGGCGCTTAGGGAGTCGGAGAACCCAACGAAGGCAGAAAACGTCCTTCGGGTTCACCTCGATCTGGAGCCGCTACCCGTAAAAGGGGGCGAAGTTCGCAGGCGACAAGAGCCCCCGCGCCAGTCTATGAGCTGAAAACGAAGCGCGTTGCCCCTCTTTCGGGTGTGGTCACATCAAATATTACAGACCGAAGTGATACCGGTCATCGGTCGAAAGTTGTGTCAATCAGGAGGGATCTATGAAGAATGCATGGGTAGCCGCGCTGTTGTGCGTGGCGATGGCGGCAAACGCACAAGACTCGCGCAGACACCAAGTGTTGAGCGCCCCAAATGGGCGGTTTGTCCTCGGTCAGATTGGAGACCAGGCAAGCTCTCAGTACCTACTTGACACGCAGACTGGCCGTGTGTGGGAGGTTGTCAACATGACGGATGGCAAGGTGCCCACCGGGGCCTCAGCCTTGAGGCAGGTCAAGTTTGTTACTGCGGATGGGGTAGTGTGGGGAATTGAACCGCCGCAACCTCTACCCACGAAACCCTAGGAACGCAGAAACTCATCACCCAGCCCGCCGCGTGCGGGCCTTTTTTCGTCTCCACGCATCTTTAGACTGAAAAGTCTAATAAATCGTACCGTTTTCGGTTGACAGCCACATACCGGTTTCGGTACAGTAGACCCATCGACACACCACACAACAGGTGCAGACCATGGGAACCAAGATCACGATTCGCCACCGCTTCACAGACGCAGTGCTGTTTGAGTGCGATGTGCCTGATGAGCACTCCGGCTTGGCGATGCGCTATGCGCTGGAAAAGGCCACGGAAAGCCGCGCCAACCTGAGCGACGCCAACCTGCGCGGCGCCAACCTGAGCGGCGCCTACCTGAGCGACGCCAACCTGAGCGACGCCAACCTGAGCGGCGCCTACCTGAGCGACGCCAACCTGAGCGACGCCAACCTGCGCGGCGCCAACCTGAGCGGCGCCTACCTGCGCGACGCCAACCTGCGCGGCGCCAACCTGAGCGGCGCCTACCTGAGCGGCGCCAACCTGAGCGGCGCCAACCTGAGCGGCGCCAACCTGAGCGGCGCCTACCTGAGCGACGCCAACCTGAGCGACGCCAACCTGCGCGGCGCCAACCTGAGCGGCGCCTACCTGCGCGACGCCAACCT